AAGAATCAACTCACGATGATCTACAATAAAAGTCACTAAATTATCAGGGTCAGCTTCATCACTTGCAAAATCTAAGGCATCAAAACTGTTAAAATTATTTAAACCTGTAATGTAGAATTGTTGGCTATTTGGCCTTACTAAAATTCCATAGCCATCCAAATAATCAACGCGAGGCGAGCCATAAAAAGCTACATCTGTAATTTGTGTTAAAATGTTGGTGTTTGTGTTTAAAACATAACCAAGCACACCACAAACAATCATTATCTCGCCTGCATTATTCGCAGTCATTGTTGTACGAGTGTCGCAGTTTACAGAGCCTAAAGCCGTGTAACTGCCATCAAAAAGCACCTTATATAACTGAGTTTGAGTGACAACATATAGCACCCCTCTAAACTCAATCATTGATAAAATTGGTGAAGTAGGCAAACTTAAAAATTCTTTTTTCCCATCAACACGGATTAAGCTGATATTTGTATCAGTCTCGCTGTTATCTAACTCAAGAAACATATTCACCGTTTCTTGTGTGTTTTTGTTTTTACTAAAGCCTTTCTTTTGTCCACCAAAAAACGGTATTTTCATTAATTAAACCCGCCTAAAATATTGCCACCACGATACCCGCAACCAAGCAATGGGTCAAAGTCAGCGGATGGAATTGACACCATCGACCGCATAACAATATCTTTGGACTCACGCGCTAATGCTGCAATTTCAGGAGATACAGTCACGCCATATTCAGGGGCAATTTCGACCGCTAAATTGTATTTTAATGCTCTAATCCACTCAGGCGGGTAAGTGTTTGATAAGTTTGCATCAGTATCTAAGTCTGTTTTTGGCGTAACCGCGTTAATCGTCAGTGTGCCACCCGTTGCAGTGGGGTATAAATAAATCGTACTCAGCGGATAATCAGGTTTTAATGCAATAAATTCAGGGATTGAATTGATATTTTTAACTGCAATTTGTTCGTAATCAACAAAATCAATGAGTTTTAACGTGTAATCTAGCCCACCATTTGTATATTTAGCTGTATAAATATCAGTCGGGTTAGTCGTGTTAATATCGCCACCACTGCCGATTGTGTAAGACGTTGCACCTGTTAAAGTGTGCGTAATTGTTTGAGTGTTTTTAGATAAAAAACGAGACGCGCCCCAAGAGCTTAAAAGCAAGTTTAATGCTTCTAAAGCGTCCATCGTTTCATCACTGGCAGGAGTTTCGCTTGAGCTAATCGCACCGATTAAACGAAGCGACGAGCGTATTAAATCGGTTGTGACCATGTGCCACCTTTAGAAAAATGCTCATCCTTGAGCAACGAGAGGTTATTAGTTGGTAATACGAACCGCCCACTCAGGACGTAACAAGCCGTAACCCGCTAACATATCAAATCGGCAAATGCGACGGTTACTTGTGATGTCATAACCACGAACAAAACGCAATGCAACACCGTCATACATGGCTTTCTCTGCCATATCCATACCGTTTGGTACTTCCATGTCCGCAGTTACAAGCGTAAAAGCATCGCGATGGAATAAAATGTTCTGCGTGTAAGGTGTTGACGCTGTGCCTGTTAAAACAGTAATAGCCGCATTATCAGCAGGGCGAGCGGTTACGTTTTGATACGCACCACCTGCAATAATTGCGGGATAAATAACAGCAGTTAAATTACCCGAACCATCAGAAGCGGCATCGGCAGTCACAACAAATTGACGCAATACGCCAGTGTTTTCTTTTGTTTCAGGGTTAACTGCATAAACACCCGCAATCGTAAACACGTCACCACGTTTCAAACGGTTAGCAGCGGCAGCAGTCCACCCATCAGTCACTAAAGAAGTGCTTGCTCCGTATGGGTTATCTGTAGAACCTGAGTTAATTAAACCTTGATTAGCACCATTCACTAAAGGTGTGCCACCTAAACCACCAACCGTGTGAGTTGGCAAGTTTTGGCTCATAATAAAGTCAACACCCAAGTTGGTAGCCATCATACCCGATTTTAACTGACGGCCTTGTGTAGCTTGGTCATTAAATAAACCACTCATTCCGCCAACTAACTTGCTGTTGGCTAATGGGGTTAATGCAAGCATACGGTTGTCATCACGCGGACAAGATTCGTTGTCCAATAACACAGCAGCATCAAGCACACCTTGAGCAGTTGCTAAAGTTGTACCTGCTGTACCTGAAAAATTGGCAACACCACGATAAAAACGGGTAGCAATTCGCTTGTCTAACTCAGCCGCCAATCGCTTGCCCGCAGGCTCAAGATAACGCTTGCTAAATTCATCAATGCTTAATGTTAAATCGTAATCGCTAAAAGCCCAATCAATACCAAATTCTTCTTCCATAGAGACAGGTACAGTTGTTTCATTAACATCTTGAATATTGGCAGTTGCTCCATCACGAACAGTTAATTGAACTGGGCGACGGACGTTAACAACAGAACCTGCTTTCGCGCCTTTTTTAGCGAATGAATCTTCAAACTCTGTGTTAATGTTACCCAAAAACGCGGAGTTATTGTGCAAAATACGCAAGGTTTCGTTTGTGATAATTGAACTGGTAATTACGTTATTAGCCATAGTGTTTATCTCTTAGTAGTCTTTTGTTGATTGCGCCACTTAATATATTGCTCCGTAGTCATGGCTCTTGGGTCAGCATTTGGACTTGAGCTGTTTACTGTCGGTGCAGGTTTTGGCGCACTGGTGGTCTGTTTTGGTTTATTGAATTTTGCACTTGCTGCAATTTCACCAATGGCAATGAGTTGTTCCATAGGTGGCATTGATGCAATTTCATAAGCAAGATTTAAATCACTTCCTAGCATGTAAGCAATTTCCGCGCCTTTTGCGTGTTTTGCTACAGCGGCTACAGTGCTTTTTGCAAAATCAATATTTTCAACGTTAGCCATTTTTTCATCAAAATCTGGAGCAACAGCTTTAAATTTTGCTGTTTTCTGCGCCCAGTCATTAGCAATTGCTTGAGCTTCTGATTGTTGGCCATTTTTCTGTTGGTTTTCAATTTGCATTTTTTGCAAAATATACTCAACTTTTGCGTCAACTAAATCCTCAACGCTAGAAAAATCGCTAATATCTGGCTCTTTAATTGTCGGCTGTGTTTGAGCTTTTAATTGTTCAAGCTCGAAACGCATCCGATTGACTTCGGCCTGTGCTTCGTATTTTTGACGGGTTAATTTGTCTAAACGCTTCTTAACGCCTTTGGGTAGGCTGTCATCGTTGCCGCTTTCTTCTTCGGTTTGTTCTGTCGTTTCTTTTTGTTCAACAGTTTCAACCTTTTCAGATTCGGGTTCTGATGGTTCGACCTGTGGAGCTGATTCCACAATTTCAGCAGACTGAGATAAATCACTCATGGGATATGTACCTTGTTTCGGACTATTGCGCTATCACAGCGAACCTAGCGTTAGCTAGTAATTAAACTATATTATCTTGCTCGTTGTTTGTCAAATTAGGAAGCATTAAATCAGGTGGTAATTGTGATTGTTGCTCTAACTCAATCGGCTCTTGCATCATTTGCATTTCTTCTTTTTGGCCATTTGGCATCTCCTCTTTTTCAGGTTGTTCTTGCTCGTTTTCTTCTAACTCTGGTTGACTAGCTGCATTCATCAAAAGACGATTGACAATGTTTTGCACTTGTTCGGGCGTGTAAGTTGTACCTTGTGACAATTTAGCAAGTTCTAACTCGGCTTTAACGTCAATTTCGTACTTCTTGAGTCGTAGCTCATCTTCTTTTAGCTCATGCCCAGACTCTAATTCTTTAAGTTTAGCGGTTAGCTCATCAATTTGAGCCTTGCCTTGTTCAATAATTCCTTGCACTTCGGGTGGTAATCCGTTAGGGTCTTGGTCTTGAAGTTGTGGTGGCAGTGTTTTCTTTAATCGTTCTGCAATTTCTTCTGCACCGTCCCAATCCATTGCTTTAACAATTAAATCACCTGCTATTTGCATGATTGCAGGATTAACACGCGCAATTTCAACCATGCTATTTATTGCTTCAATACGCTTTGTCGCATAGTTAGAGCCTTGCGTTACCACTAAGTCATATTTACCAACAGATAAATCTAAAAACTTTTGTTGTCCGTCAACCTCGGCTAATTGATTAATTCGCTGTAGTTTCTTTTCACCATCTGCGCCCATAATTTGAATAACACGGGCTGAATCATAAATTTTAGGAATTAAGTCAATAATAGCTCGGCCTGTGTAGCGTATTGCTCTTGATACGTTGTCAAAGTATGCAAAA